ACCGTCTGCGATCAAGAGCGTGCATGACGCACTGCAACCGGCCATACGCTACACCAAAGCGCAGTGCCTAGACTTGCCCGAGATGACGTATGTAAAACGCAAAATCGAACTTACCGCCCAACAGAAAAAATACTACAAGTCGATCCGTGATCTCATGGTGACAACAGCGGCTGGAGAGCAAGTCACCGCAGTGAACGCCGCCATCGTGATGAACAAGCTGCTACAGATTTCTTCAGGAGCCGTCTACGCCGACAGCGGTGAGACAGTAGAGTTCGACATCAAGAATCGGTACAAGGTGCTGTGTGAAGTCATAGAAGAGTCCAGTCAGAAAGTGCTGGTGTTTGTACCGTTCAAACACACCATCCAGCAGTTGTCGGAGAAACTGACCAAAGACGGCATAACCAACGGGATCATCGCCGGGGATGTCAGCGTCACCAAGCGCACGGAGTTGTTCTCGCAGTTCCAGAACACCAGCGACCCACGGGTGCTCATCATACAGCCGCAGGCGGCAGCCCACGGGGTGACGCTAACAGCCGCTAACACGGTGGTTTGGTGGGGGCCGGTAGCCTCATTGGAGACCTACGCGCAGGCTAACGCCCGCGTGCACCGGCAGGGACAGCGGCATCCCTGCACGGTAGTGCAGTTGGAAGGCTCCCCAGTGGAGTACCGCATATACCGCATGTTAGACGAAAGGATAGACGTGCACTCAAAAATAGTAGATTTATACAATGAAATACTTGAAACGTAGTTTAAAATAGCTATATACTTCCATTACAAACCAAAAAATATAGGACAGTGCAATGACCGACAAAACAGAAGCCGATGTTCTCGGCTTGGACCGTCTCGTATCCGTTTATATAAAACTCCGCGATCAAAAGCTGGAAATTAAACGGCAACTGGAAGAACAAGAACTCGCCATCGACGCAAAGCTCGACGCTATCAAAGCGGCGTTGCTTGAGCACTGCAAGACTACCGGTGCCGAATCCGTCCGCACAGCGGCGGGCATGTTCTACCGCAGCGTCAAAAACAAATATTGGACTTCCGACTGGGAGTCTATGAACCGCTTCATCGTGGATAACAACGCCGTTGAGCTACTGGAACGGCGAATCCATCAAACAAACATGAACGAGTTCCTTAAGGAAAACCCCGACAAGCTGCCCCCGGGGCTAAATGTGGACAGCGAATACACCATCACCGTACGGAGGAAGTAATGCAAGAACCCGAAGCGTTTGTGCCCATCAACCGACTGGCTGAGCACCTGCACGTAAAAGTATCCACAGTAAGACAGTGGATTAAGCTCGGGCATATCCCGAGGCGCGCGTATCTCAAGATCGGTAACACCTACCGGTTTCAGGTATCGGAAGTGTTGCAGGCATTGAAGACCCGCGAGGCTATGGAGGATACTCCCGTCCCCGCTGCCGACACCGATCCGAATATGCCGGTCCAGCTTGAATTTAATTTTGACACAGATGAAACCAAAGACCTCTAAGGAAAAAACTCTATGAGCAATATCACGCTTATGAACGACATGCCCGCCAGCTACCGAGACCTCATCTCGCAACTGGAACCGGAAACCAACCTCGTTGGTGGGGAGTACAACTCTACTTCCCGCATCAGTATTCGCGGTGGGGTGTTTCGGAAGGTAGTCAACGGCAAAGAGATCGCTGAACTTGAAGAACGTAAGCTGCTCGCTGTCGTAGTAAAAGCCGCTCCTATTTCGCGCATGTATTTCGCTGGACAGTACGTAGCAGGAGAAGCAAACCCACCGACTTGCTGGTCTACCGATACCTCAAGTGGGCGTCCTGCTACAGACGTTATCGTGTCGGATAGGCAGTCGCCTACTTGCTTTGATTGCCCACAGAACATCAAAGGTTCCGGGCAAGGCGAGAGCAGGGCATGCCGGTACCGTCAACGTATCGCTATCATGCTTGCCGACGCTGACGGCGCGGTGGTCTCCTCCACTGTGTACCAGCTAGATTTGCCGGCAACCAGTATTTTTGGTGACGACCCGAAGCGCATGGCAATGCAGTCATACGCCCGGTTCCTGAGTCAGCACAAGTCGCCGCTCGCAGCTATCCTGACCGAGATTCGTTTCGACACCAACAGCAGCACGCCGAAGCTCTGCTTCCGTCCTGTACGTCCGCTCACTGAGGATGAGTTGATGGTGGCTATCCATGCGCAGAAAGACCCTGAGACCGCGCGTTTGGTGAAGTTGACGGTGAAGCCGAAAGACACCGTTGCCTTGGAAGCCCCCAAGCCTGCTGCACCTAAGCAAGAACCTGCACCGAAGAAGGCCAGCATGTTCGATATGCCTTCTGATGATGACGAAGTACCCGAACCGAAGGTACGAGAAAATAAAAAGAAAGCCGCCCCGGCTGCCGCGCCTAGCGTCAACCTCAGCAGTTTATTGGATCAGTTCGACGACCAGTAAGCTGTACCGTACGGGTGTGGTTGTGGGGGGATGCATGTCCCCCCTTTTTTCTCTCTAGCGATGCGACTATGGATACTAAAAAATTCCTCAGCAGTGTGTTGAGTAGCCAAGGTTTCTATTGCGCGGTAGGCATCAAGGACGGCAAGACTATCCAGCGGTTTTACCAAACGATAGACACGTTGGTAGACGCGGTAAAAAGTTTGGACGATGACGGTTATGACGCGTACTTCGCGTTGGCGACTTACAAAACTAACGCCAACAGAAAGGCCGACAACGTCGAGTACCTAAAATCGTTATACCTTGATTTAGACTGCGGTGAATCAAAACCTTACGCGGATCAGTTTACTGCGATAAAAGCACTACAAGAATTTTGCAGACAGTTTAAGTTTAGCAAGCCAAGCGCCATCATCAATTCAGGGCGCGGGGTGCATGTGTATTGGATGCTGGACCGGAGCTACTCCCGCGAAGAGTGGTTGCCTATTGCGGAGAAATTCAAAGCCGCATGTATTACGGGTGGTCTGGAGATAGACAAGGCAGTACCTGCGGACGCAGCGCGTATCTTACGTGTCCCGGGCACCCACAATTACAAGGACATTCCCCCGCGCAACGTCGAGGTGTTCTCTGCCTTAGACATTAGCTACGACTTGCGCAGGCTGGGTGACTCTCTACCAGAGACTCTCATACCTGTTGTAAACATCCGCACTTACTCGGAAGAAGACAAGCAGGACATGCAGGCGGTACTTGGTAACTACACCAAGTCTTTCAAGCGGCTCATCGAGAGGACGATAACGGGGACTGGGTGCGCGCAGATACAGCGCGCTATAGACCATCCAAACGACCTGTCCTATCCCCAATGGCTGCATGCACTTTCGATTGCCAAGCACTGCGAGGAAGGCGACAAAGCCGTACACCTCATCTCCAAAGGATACAAAAAGTACAACCCAAACGAGACTGCTAAGGTAGCGGAGTCAATAACCGCGCCGCACTTATGCGCGACCTTTGAAAAGGATTTCCCGGCTGCGTGTCAGGGCTGCCCTCACTACAACAAGATCAAATCTCCCATAAAGCTGTGCATGATGGTGAAAGAAGCACCGCCGCAGGACGTGTTTGAAGACGAGGAGGACGTTGTTGCAGACAGGCCCGCTGAGACATTTGAGTCCGTAGAGTCCATACCGGACGACACCGGGGATAAGCCACAAGCGCGCAACACCGCGCCTGTCAGTAACGCCAAGGTCGCTATACCGTCTTACCCAGCGCCGTACTTTCGTGGCGCAGGCGGTGGCGTCTTTGTACGGACAAGAGACAAGGACAACAACCCTGATGAGATAAAGGTGCACGACACAGACCTGTACATCGTCAAGCGGTTGCATGACCCACTGCTCGGACCTTGCTATGTGTTCAGGCACCATACCCGGCGTGATGGGATACAGGAGTTCACGATCCCCGGTACGAAACTTTCAGGCCGGGAGAGCTTCAAAGTAGAGATGGGACTGAACGATGTGTTTCTGCTCAAGCCTGATCTTCTGATGACGTACGTCGAGCGGTGGATACACCATGTGCAAAGCACTATGCCCGTGGTGAAGGTGAAGACCCAGTTTGGTTGGACCGACGACCAGAAGTCCTTCGTCATAGGAAACAGGGAGGTTTTTGTAGACCGGATAGAGCCGAATCCACCCGGTGCCCGCACGCAGCAATTCTTCAGCATATTCCAGCAGTCGGGCACCGTAGAAGAATGGAAGCGCATACCGAAGTTCTTTGACCGACCCAACTTTGAGGAGCACCAGTACATGTTCGCGCTGTCTTTCGGCGCTCCGCTGATGATCTTCGCACCCAACATACCCGGCAGTATCTTCCACTTGAAGAGTGAGAACTCCGGGCACGGTAAAACCTCCGGGCAGCTTGGCGGCGCGTCCGTGTGGGGGCACCCCAAGTCCTACCTACTGGCTGGTTCCGGCACAACCAATTCTCTGTGGAACCGTACGGAGCTGTACAAGAATCTGGTGGTGTATGTAGATGAGCTATCGAACTACGAAGCCAAAGAGTTGAGCAACTTTGCGTACGCGGTGGTAGAGGGTAGGCAGAAGAACAGGATGTCTAACGCTGGCCAGAACGCAGAACGAGTGCGAGGTGAACTGTGGGCTACGCTGGTGGGTACTTCAGCCAACCAAGGCTTTCTGGACAAGATAGCGGAGTATCGTACTGCCCCGAAGGGTGAGGCCCAGCGCGTGCTGGAAGAACAAGCTCGCCCGCTGCCAACCGATGAACAGGTAGTTGAAGATGGTAAGGAGTTGTATCGGCTGTTTGACGAGCAGTACGGTGTGGTTGGTGACCTGTACATCCAGTACATCATCCACAACAAAGCCGAGGTGAAGCAGCTAGTAGAGAAGATGTGGCGTGACATAAACAAGTTGGCAGGTCTCACGGTACAGAATCGGTTTTTCGCATGGCAGGCAGCAGCGGTATTGTCCGGGGCTTTGATCTTCAAGCAGATGGGGTTGATAACGTGGAACCTCAGTAACTTGCGCAACTGGCTGGTGACAAGACTGAAGTCGGTTAAGGTAGCAATCAAGGACTTGGAGATGGATGTGGCGGATATTATCGGACAGTACTACGCCGACAACGTCCGGGGCATACTCCGAATCAATGGGCAGGACGGTAACTTCTTCGACGAGACCAACAACGCGTTCGTGAACCCGGACGCGATGCCCATAAACCGGTGGGTGGGGCGGCATGAATTCAACACCCGCAGGCTCTACCTATTACCTAAACCATTCAAGAGCTGGTGCACTAAGCAGCAGTTGGACTACAGTGCGTTGAAAGACAAACTCCAAGCCCAGTACGGGGCTAAGACCGTCAAGATACGCATGGGCCGGGGGACCAAGATCAACCTGCCGGTACAGCACGCGATAGAGATAACGTGGGATGACAGTAGCCAGAACGACTTCAGCGCAGTACAAGATATAGCGGGTTGACTATGTCAAACCTACTACATGTGGTATATTCCGTCCCGCACTGCTCCTAGAGAGACTTACCCCCCGACCATCGGGGGGTTTTTTTATTCAAAGAACTCGCCTTCGTCTAGGTCTTCCAACTGTCTACGCATCACTGTCGCACGCCGCTGCGGACTTATCGTGATGCCGTTAAACATCCTTGCTACTTCGTCCGTGACTCGGTGCTGACGCACCGACCGCTCTTTCGTGTCGGCGGTGATGCGCACTTCAGGATGGCGCGTGTTGAACTCGTCGATGTCTTCTTCAATAGCCATGAATTCATCGATATCGTTCTCGCGCATTGCCTTGTACCGTTTACGCAGCAGCTTGGTACGGTTCTCGGTAATCACACGGTCCACGCGCTTGTCTCGGGCGTTGATCTCTAGCTGCCTTGTGTAGCCAGCCGGGGCGAAGCCCAAGGTTTGCCCGAGGATAGTAAGGGGGCCGAAGTCTTCGGTAATCGGGTCGCCACGCAGGGTAGTAGCGCCTTCTGTCGCGTACCGAGCGGCTTTCATGGCGTTGGCGGCAACGCTGGGCAGCATCTTCTCCATACCACGCGCTATCTCCCCTTCTTGCAACAAAGGCAGCCCCTGATCCAGCATGCGTTGGGCTATCCCTACGATTGGACCGCCGGCCATTTCTATCCCCTGCATAACCAGACTTTCCTGCTCTTGGTTGGGGAGCGAACGGAAAATGAGATTCGACATGCCGATACGCGGCGCGATGTCCAGACCAAGGGAATTTACCAACCCGGAGTACATACCCTCACCGAAATATGACGCGAGGATACTGTCAGCGTCCTCATCTTCATCGTCCAGTAGGAACATGTTAGCCAGCGCGGTTACCACGCCGATCATAGGCACGCCTTGTATACCGGAAAGAATACCGGACATGGCGAACAGCCCAAGCAGTTGTTTCTTGGCGTACTTTCTTTCTTCTGGTGTAGCGCCCTTGAGCGCTTGCTTGGCCATCTTTAGCTGCAGATAGACCATAGAAATACCGAAACGCTTGTACATCAGTAGCACACTACCCAAGCTGTTCTGAGCTATCTTGGGCGCAGTCTCCAACATAGAGCCGCTGTTCGTGTGCTCGGTCTCCAGCACAGCTTCGTGCGCTGCAGCTACGTAGTCTTCATCGGTAAGGGGCTTCCCGCTCTTGGCCTTCTCGTCGAGTAAAAGATCGTATGTTGCCTTCATCGTAACCTGACGGGTGAAGCGTTCACCTTGATGAAACGCATAGCCCATAACCGAGTTGGCTTTGTCAGTTATTGAGTTGCCTGCGGTGTTCATCTCCAACAAGTCAGAGATAGTAGTCGCGTTCGCCATACCTTGCTGGTTCATTACATCCACCAGTATTTTGTTACGGCGCAGTTCTTCGGCACCCAACTTCTTGAATGACTCAGGCACCGTGTCAGGTTTGGAGAAATCGATGTTGGTGAACGAGGGACCGTCGAATGCTGTACCGCCTTCAACTCCTTCGAACGTGTCCAACCTACGGCGTGTACCAGTAGCCATATACAGCTTGCGCGCCCGGTTCATGGCCGACATGGTTTTCCCATAGCCGTGCTTGCCGGCCAAGTAGGGGTACACTGCCATCGGAAGCGTGAACAGGTTGACCAACGCCGACGAGACGTTCAACCCCAACGTCATGGCAAAACCTAACGACTTCAGTTTGCGTGCCCACGGGGCCAGTGACGGAGAGCGAGCGAAATCCGCGTACTCTTTGGCAAGCTCCGCTATCTCTGTGGCATACGCCCCATCATCCGTACCGCGCTGTTCGTTGGCTAGTTCAGTGAGGTTGTTTTTTATCTTGTTGAACGGGGCGTCCAGCTCAAGGTTGGACACTTGCCCCATGAACGCCGGCATACGCTCCCGGAACACCAAGAGTGCGTCGTTCTCAGCGCCGCGTGTATCTTTCCTACTCTTAAACGCTCTGAACAACGACCGCTCTGGCATAGCGGTAAGTAGGGCATCCATCACCACGGTTTCAAGTTCGGCTGCACCGTCTCTTGCGGCTTTGCCTGCTTTGTTAGCCGCAGCGTCATCACCACCCGCGTCTTTAACTTTTTTCTTGGCGGCGCTCTCATACTTGGCGGCATTAGCGCGAACGTCACCTAACAAATTGTACGCAAATTGCGGGTCTACAGTACCCGTACGCTGACGCTTAGAGATATCAGGCCGCATTTCTTCGGCCATGGTGTCACGCTCCACCGAGGGGTCTTTCTCCAGTTCTCGGCGTGCCCGGATAAGCTCTTCTGGCGTGGGATACGCTTGCTTGTATAACTCCACGTTCCCCGTATTGGGGTCTTTAGCCTTGAAAGACAGCCAGTAGTCTCCCTTACGGTACAGCGGGAAATAAGGCTCAATCGATTCTTTGTTCAGCAATTCAAACAGGATTCTGTCTTTGTAGTTCTGCTTTAGGTTCTTGTCGGCGTCTATGGATTCTATACGCGCAACCAGCGTTTTCCGCAGTATGGTGAACGCTTCACTGTAGGCATCACGTAACGCTCCATAGGCTTGTTGGGCTTCTGGGCGGAGTTTCTTGTATATGGCTTCTACTCTATCGTAAGCCTCCAGCGTACCCTTGCTGGGATTGGCTGGGCGTATTTGGTTTTTTCTGAGGTTGTTATCGGCCACAGCTTTCTCAATAGCCGCGTTACGGGCTTCTGCTGTATCAAACGGCCCAGACCGGAACTCCGTACCATCGTCACGCACAAAAGAGAACCGATCCTTGGAGTAGTACTCACGGCCTTTTGACGGGTCTACCCGCTCCAGTGTGCTCTCCATCACTACGTCATTGAACAGCTCGCGCTGTTCCTTCGGGAGCTTGTCAAAAAGTTTTTCTAACTGATTCGCGGTGTCACGCACCTTGGTGATGTACCGCTGCCGCGTTCCGTTCTTCTGCTGTATGAGCCGGAATAGCGCTTTGATCTCTTGGCTAAGTTTCGGGAACTGCGGCGCAATGTAGTCAGCGATGGAGTTGAGCGGTAGTACGCTGAGGATGCTTTTACGCACCGTACTGCTGAGACCCGGCATGTAGTCATTGAAGACGGCAATGTCTTCTTTGGTCACGTCACCCTTCGCCGCTTTTCCGACTACGTTCAGCATGTCCCTGCCGATGTTATCCATAGTGGCGGAGTGCAAATCAGCCGCGCCACGGAACTCTGGAGCGGGGGCCAACATCTCCATGACGATCTTGTCCATCTCGTCCCGTACCGAGTTCACTCCCTTGGGGGACATACCGAGCAGCTTACGCACGATGTTGTTGACGATGGTTTTGAACCGAGTCCACACGCTGATCCTGTCGCCCTTGGTGTCTAGCTCGGCCAGCTTGGCTTGGAACTCCGGGTTGGAAAACGCTTCCGCAACGAATTCGTCAAGGCTAGACGCACCATAAGCGGTATCCAGTCGGTCTTTAACCGTGTCGAACAGCTTCTGCAGTTGTCGGGTGTTAGGACTAGAGGTATTCGCCAACTCCGCCGCCGTGGCTGCGTGCAATACTTCATGAAGCACAACGTGATTAGTCGGAACGAAGTTGGCGTTGAACACTACGGTGTTTGTGCTAGGTTCAAACTTACCAGCAATGGTTTCGCCCTTGTCGTTCTTCAGGTCAGCTTCGAACCGTACCTTGGTGTTGCCTGCTACGCGGGCCAGCGCAGTCGCTACGCGGCTGATAGACTTGTTGCGCGTCTTGGCCATCTGCGCCAGAGCGTCAGCGAGCTTATTTTGTTTCAACGCATCCAGTACTTCCTTGTCCACCGCGCCTGCGGTACGTGACAACGCCGACGCAGGCAGGTCCATACCTTCGTCAAAGCGCATGTGGTTGGTGTAGAACGCCACGTTGTCGTAGTCGGCATCGTCGAGACTATCGAGTCGGTCCTGCGCGGCCTTCTTGCCTGCTTCAGTGCCATTTACAAGCTCGTCAGCTATATCAAACAGGGCATCATTCTTGCTCTTCGCGTTCGCAGTTTCTGTGCGTTGGGTACGCCCAGCGGCTTCTGCTGCTACCGCTGCTTTACGTGCGCTCTCAGCTTGCTTGGCTTTAGCTTGGTTTTTCTGCGCTTTTGCCTGTGCTCTTTCTCTTCTTACGCGCGCGGCTTCGCGTTCATCTTTGGCTTCTGCAGCAGGCTCTACTGCCTCGGGTTCTACCGGCGCAGCTTCGGGTTCTACCGGCGCAGCTTCGGGTTCTACCGGCGCAGCTTTACGGCGTCTTGGCACCCCACCACGAGGTCCAAACATTTCTTCCTGTACCGGAGCGGTTTCGGCACCGGGTTCTACTGCCTGCGCTGCCTGCTCTTGCTCTATGGCGCGTTGTTCAGCCGCCAGAGCTTGGTCGAGGGGATCGGCAGGCGGGATCGTGGGGAACTCCATCTGTTGCTGTCCCGGTACGGGACGGCCCCGGGCTTCTGCTCTCTGCAAAGCAGCGCCGACTGCGGGTGGTGCGCTTTGCGCTATTGGCCTACCACTTTGCACGTTTTCCAATTCTTGGTACGCGGCTTCTTGTTCCGCCTGTCGGCGGGCGGCTTCTTCACGGCGTTGGGCGGCAGCGGCGGTTAGGTCTTCGCGCTCCTGCGTGGCAGCGATCTGATCGTCGATAGTAAGTTGTTGCGGCGCAGTGGGTTGTGCTGCGGACTCTACGGTGGCTTCTGCAAACACCGGAGACTTCAATAACCGGGCT